CGGACCCAATCGGACGCCTGTGCGACATCGGCGCGCGGCATGGGGCGGACGTGGCAATCCGCCCCACCGGACGCGGACTGGCATGCGTCTTCGAATGCCAGCGATGCGGGCGGACGCTCGCCGTACTCCATGTGACCAAAAACGGCCGCATCATGTTCGGCGTACGGACTAGAATAATAACCACGCGCAATGTCGGACTGGCATGCGCAATCATCGGAAAAACCCTAGGAAAGGGGCACGAATGCGTGACACGTTCACCGCAATCGCATACGGGGCAATCGCCATCATGCTGACCATCATGTTCGCATGGGCATGGTATTGCGAATATGCGAACACGCCGGTGCATTACACGACGATTCAGACCGTTGATGAAGGCGGATTCGAACACGACTGCCTAGTCGCGACCTACAAGAAGGACATGGCACTTGACTGCACCAATCCAAACGATTGAAAACCAAGCCCGCTCAATCCAAGAAGAACTCGGACGGCATCTCACGGCACTGCCCGAAGACTTCGACAATCCGAAGACGCTGAAAGCGCGGGTGGACCTACGCAGGGCGTATAATGCTGCTACGGACATCGTGGAACTCACGATGCGGTTAAGATTGGAAAGACTGGTATGAACTTCAAACGACACTTGAATCAGCGAATCCGCCTAGTGGAAGGAGTGGAACCGGATGCGACCGGTACCGGAATGGGAGGCTCTGAAGGCTCGTCTGGAAGCGCAGCGGCCTCGACACAGCAGGAGCCGACAATCACCCAAGCCCAACTCGACGCCATCATCAGCCGAAAGCTCGCCAAGGAACGCGAAAAGCTCGAAGCAGCCCAGAAAGCAGCCGAAGACGCCCGAAAACTAGCCGAGGAAACCGAAGCGCGCGTCAATGAGGCCCGCGAGAAGGGCATCAGCCTCGGCCTGTTGCAGGCGAAACGCAACGCCATCGCCGAACAGTACGGGTTGAGCGCCGACCTGCTGCCCGCCGAGGAAGACAAGCTCGACGCCTTCGAGAAGCAGCTCGCGGCAAGCATCAACAGCCGCACGCGCGTCACTCCAGTGACCGTCGAATCGGCCAACAAGACCCCCGACTGGATGGGAGCCGCGCATGCGTGACATCCGAATCCTCAGCATGGTGATGCGCGACGAAAACGTTCCTGCGACCCTCTCAATCATCGACGACGACGTGGTGGTGAACTCACCCGTGGAGTTGGACGAAAACGAGAAGGACAAGCTGGTAAAACGCTTTGCCGAACGCATCCTACAGCTGGGACTCGCGATGCACGACTGGAAGGAAAAGAATTGACCGACGAACTGAAGCCGCTCGCCACCGTCGAAGACACCGAAGCATACCTACGCCACAAAGTGCCCATCGACCTCGTGGACTACGAGGAACGCAAACGCGGAGCCGCATCCAACGTGCTCCGCATGATGTACCGCAACCAAGGCGACGACTTGGACAAGCAGGTCACGGAAGACCCGCTCATTCGCCAAATGGTCGCCGACATCATCGGCGTCAGCGTCGCACAGGACGTAAGCCGCAAGGAATCCATGTCCGAAAGCGACACCGACCTGAGCGCGTTCAAAACGTTCACCCAAACAGCGGGTGGCTACAGTTTCACCGGCGAATGGCGAGGCAACACGGACGACGTGTTCTTCACCAACAACCAGCTCAAACAGTTGGGCGTCGGACGCGCCACCATAGCAAGGTTCCAACTCTGATGCACTACGGACTCAAAACACACGAAATCACCATCACCACCGGCGACAGCCAACACACCGTCAAAGGACTCGTAACCACAAACACGACAAGCGAAGACACCGGCACGTTCGATAACATGACCGAAGTGGACTCGCTCACCATCCACGTCACCGAACCGGCCACGCCACCGGAAATCGTCGGCGGCGAACTCGAATACTACGGAAACACCTACCACGTCACATCAATCAAACCGCCGATAGACCCAGAAAACATGGTGATGTTCAACCAGTTCAAATGGAGCTTCAACGCGAAGCAGGTGCAATACTGATGGCAAGACTCAAAGGCGCCAAAATCATGGTCGCCGCACCGAACGCGGCGACCAACATCGTGATGCAGTCGGCGGGATTCCAACAGGAGTCACGCCGCGTCGCATCACAAATCATGCCACAGCTGCGAATGGACTCATACAGGGACAAGCCGCCATCCATGACCACATACCGCACGCTCAGCACATTCAAAGGAACCCGCCGAGCCGGAACGGAAATCAAATACTACAAGACGCCACATTCCGGCGACACACTGAAAGGATTCGGACTGTGAGCAAAGACAATGAAATCGTCAACGACATCATCAACGGACTGTCCCAGCGCCTCGACATGCGCGTATACGACAAGTATCCGACCGTGAAGAACACCGGCCAGTATCCGCTCGTCATCGTCACACGACAGAACGCGTCCGACATCACCCCATACATCCGACACTTGGACATCGCCATCACCGTGGTGACGCGCGAACTCTCAGGCGGAACCGACAACACGCTCAGCGCCGAAATCGGCGACGCGCTCACCGACTGGTACAATCAGAGCCTGTGGGACATCATGGGCGCCCCGCTGCTCAACACCACCGACGCCCAGCCGACCAAAGACGGGCGCGTATCCACCGTCTACGACTACCAGTTGGAGTACCTGAGTTGAAAAGCACGCAGGAGTCGGTCGAAGACCTCATGGAAATACTCTCACCGGCGGCTAAGGACATCATCACCGACGAGCAGGTGCGCCAAGCGCAAGCGGCCGCCAGCAGCGGCGACAAGCATATGGCCGGAAAGGTCTTGGGCGACATCTGGAAGCAGGTCGCCGAAAAATCCGCTGGACTAGGCTTGGAACGACTCGACTCCGACGCCTTCGGCAGGAAAATCGGATGGCTCATAAGCCAGCAGCGTTCCGAAAAGACGGTCAGGGATTTTCTTGCGAAATACAAGCGTGAACTTGCCGTCCAGCCGATGCAGGAGGCGACCGCCAACCTGTTCGCCCTCGACTCGACAACGGAAGTCGTGCGCGAATCGGTGGGCGAGACATGCCCATGGTGTCTCGAACGGTGCGGAATATGGCACCCATACGACGCGAACCATTACGGCGTCTGGGCGAGACACGCCGGATGCGACTGCAAAATCTACGTAAGGAACAGCCTCACATGACGCCAACCATCAGCAACACCGACCCACAATACGTCGAAAGTCCGACGCGCCGCGCCATCATGAAAACCGAAATGGTACGATGGTATCGAGAACAACGACGCCAAATGGCCGAACAGCTAAGGAGGATTCATGGCAGGGAAGACTGAAGAAGCCCTCTCAAGCCGCATGGAACAGGTCAACGGACTTATCGACAAAGCCTACTCGGACATGGAAGAGTACGGGCGGAAAGCCGAAACGTCGGACGATGACCGCGAATACTATATGAGCATGGCAAGCAACGCGCAGAGAAACTACGTCAGCTTCATGCAGCTGCTCATGACCATGACCAAAAACTTCGACGAAGCGGTGAAAGTCGATTCGCACAAAAGCAGGACAACAGCCGCCAAAGCGCCGAAAACCACTCTTCAGAAACTAATCGCAAAGGAAGCGAAACGCTCATGACACTCACCATCGTGGACGAACAGGCAATCTCATTCCCATGGATTGAACTCGTCAAGAACGCATACTCCATGCGCGTTCGGGTCAGCAACTTCAGCGCGGTCGGCAAACGCAGCTTCACCCGCATACTCTCCAAAGCTGTCGGCGGCGTCAACTCCTACTTCCTCATGCAGGACGGCGACCCGCTCAGCACCGACTACCTCCCATCCACAGACCTACAGTTGGAAAAAGTCGCCGCGGTAGGCTTGGACGGACGCTGCTACGACGAGAACGCAGAGGAAATCGACGAAAACCTACGATGCCTCACCCTCAGCCACGCGCCAGTCACCGACCAAGCCGTGCTGTTGGCACAGCGTGCCATGGTCATCGAAGGCCTCATCTCCCAAAACCTCGAACATCTCATGCTGCCCGAACCGGTCGTGGTCGGCACCTCACCCGATGTGGTAATCAAGGCAGACCCGAACAAGAATCCAGCCAACTGGACGAAATTCGACGCCAACGACGACCATGACACCATCGTCCGGCCGGAAGTCAAACGACTCAGCCAGTGGGATAACGGACAGCTCAAAACACTCCTGCAAAACACGGTGTTGAGTTTCCAGATGGAAACCGGACTACCCCCGCAGGACGCTCAGATTCTGGACACGCTCGGAGCGACAACCCAGTCGCTCGTATCCAACAGGGAAAGCTTCGTCAGCCGAATCTACATCATCAAACAGGATTTGAACGCTGTGTTCGAACCGTTGGGCATCACATTGGATTACGACCTCACGTTCCCGCAGACCGCGCAGGACATCGCATCAATCGGCGACGCCTACGGCAAGGGCGCTGACGCCGACATTCTCAAGAAGTATCAGGTGGTGTGACATGCTGGTGAAGAATCCAAATTGGAGGGCGAACGTCCGCCCAACATCCGACGTGGCAATCATGGCCGCCGAGTACGTGAACTGGGGTCGCGGGAACGCAATCCTCCCGTTTCAGGTCGAATTTCTCAACAACGCCTTCCAACGCAAGAAGGACGGCACTTGGAAATACAAGCGTGTCGCATTGAACATGCCGCGACAGAACGGCAAGACCAAAATCCTCACCGCCCCAATACTCTACTATCTGTTCGTGCTCGGCCTGAACGTGCTCGTCACGGCGCATGAGCAGATTGCCGCCAACAAAATCATGGAGGATTTGAAAGACGCCATCGATTCGAATCCAGAACTGAAGGCCGAGGTCACGCATTTCAGCACCACCATGGGACGCGAGCGCCTACAGTTGAAGAACGGCGCGTTCGTCCGGTTCCGTTCCCGCAAGAGCGCTTCGGCCGGCATGGGCGGCACGTTCGATTTGGTCATCTTCGACGAGGCGCAGGAACTACGCTCCGAATACGAGGCGATGATTACCAAGACGTTGAAGACGCGCCGCATGGCGATGATAATCTACACCGGCACGCCGTTCCTCCCATCGTCCATCGGAGACACGTTCAACGTGTTCCTTGACAACGCCGAAAACGACGACATGTCATACGCTGTGCGCTACGGCGTCGATGACGAGACGGCGGACATCGAGGACGAGCAGTTGTGGGCGCTCACCAACCCGCTCTACCCGGACGTGATTCCACGCGAAGCGTTCCTCACCGACGTGGCGATAGCCAAACAGGGCGGCGCGGACGGACTCATCGACTTCCGCATCCAAGACTTGGGCCTATGGTGGGCGGACAGCATTCCTCCCGCAATCCCGATGGACTTGTGGGACAGCGCATACTCCGACCTCCAACATGACCGTGACACGCTCGTCTACGCGCTCACCTTCGACCCGACCACAAGCACGCTCGCACTCAGCGTCGCCGCCAACACCGAAGAGGTGACGGTCGGCTCGCAGCATTACGACAAGTGGGCGTACATCATCGGCGAAATCGTGGACGAACGCCCCACCACCGAATCATGGCAGTGGGTCACTGACGAATTGAAGACGCGCCCACGCAAGACCACGCTCATCTTGGACGCTGGCGGATTGAACAATCCGATAAGGGACATGCTGCCACGCGGGTTGAACGTCATCCAATTGACCGGCACCGAGTTCCTTGCCTCGCAGCAGGGATTCCTCGACCTGCTGAACGAGGGACGGTTCAAACATACGAACAACCCGCAGCTGACCGCCGAAGTGCAGAACGCGCAGAAGCTCAAATCCGGTTCGGATGACCAGTGGAAGTTCGCGCCGATACGCAAGACCGAAACCACGGCCGGTTTGAAGGGCGTCAGCATCGCCGCATGGTATCGCGGCGTCAACCGCCCGAAGGAACGCAAGGTCCGGGAGGTGATTGCCTAAATGGGCAAGGATACGGGACTCTACCATCGGAATCGCGCCATCCTACGCGAACGCACCAAACGGACGGGAGCGCCATGCTATTATTGCGGCGCACCTTTCTACTGGGGTCGCAACACCGCGCACCCGTTGGCGTTCACCGCAGACCATGTGATACCGCGTGCCGCTGGCGGAAGCGACAGGATGGACAATCTCGTGCCCGCCCACATGCAATGCAACCGCGCCAAGTCAGACCATATAGCAAGTCCGGCGACACGCCGAACGCGAACTGCGACGAGAAGGTGGTAGAATAAATACCGTTACGCAGCAATGCGTAGCTCCTCTCTTGTGATTCTGGTTTGCACGCACCCCGTTTGACGAAAGTCAAGCGGGGTGTTATGCTATGTCTTGGAGATGGTCGGTAGGCGATTAGAGCAGCTTCGTCCACCATGCCAAAACTGACCGCCTCCCCAAAAATGTACTGACTTGAACCGCCCGGCACAGTCGTTAAACAATGCAGGGCATACCCACTGGAGACAGTGGGGTCGAGGCGCACACAGCCGGAAACAATCGTGGTAGAGGCCGAGTCGGGGCCGCAATGCAGAAGGCCGACACCATCCACCTCAACCACGAAAGGCAGTCATGTCCCTAGCGACAATCGAACTGAAGCCGGGCTTCGTTGACCGCAAGCTGATTTCCGACCAGCCCGCGGCCGGAGCCATCGCAAGGATTTCCAACAGCACTCCAATCGACCTCATCGGCACGCAGATGCAGACCATCGACTTCTCCGGCGAAATGGGCATCTTCGGCGAAGGCGCCACCGGCGAAACCGACGCCGAGAAGAAGAAGAAGTCAAATGACGCCACCAACGGTGTCGTGACCATCAACCCAATCACCTTCTACATCAGCTACCGTTTCCCGAAGAAGTTCCTTCAGTTGTTCGGCGTTGACGGCGCCTACAATCCGACCGACGCCACCTTCCGCGCCGGTTCTCCGCAGACCATGCTTCAGAGCATCCTCGCGCAGCCGTATCAGGCCGGAATCCTCGACCAGTACCGCACGTATGTGAACCGTGCAATCAGCCGCGCACTCGACTTTGCACCCATCTTCGGCGTCAACCCGGCCACCAAGGCCGCGTCCACCGTCGCACGCACCAACGGATACGTGCTCAATCAGGCCGGAAACATCAACTACACTCCGGGCACCGGAGCGGAAGCCGCCACCGCGTTCAAACAGGCCGTGCGACAGGTCGCCGCACAGGGCGACGCGTCCGCGCAGGGCGTCACCACCTCCGCATACCTGGCCGCAATCGGCGATGGCCTCACCACCATCGGCACGCCGACCCAGTATGCGGCCGACGTTCCACTCATCGGCAACATGGTCAACCTCGGCGGCGTCACCCTCGCAGCCTCCAATACCGTGTCCGACACCGCTGCGGCCACCGGCTCCGACCAGCTGAACAAGAAGGTGCTCGATGCGGTCGTCGGCGACTTCGCCAACCGTTTCGTCTGGGGCGCCATCCCGCTGTCCGGTATTGAAGTGTTCGACTCCGGCAATCCGGATAATTCCGCAGAAGGCGACTTGGGTGCGGTCAACAAGGTGATGCTCCGCACTGAAGTCGCAATCGGCTGGGGCTTCATCGGCGGAACCAGCAAGTTCTATGCCATCACCCACGCCACCGCGTGATACTATTCGCACATATGGGCGGCGGCGACGCCGCCCATCCACTGATTGAACGCTAACAACGAAAGGAATTGAGATGGGCGCAAAGCAGTCTTCCGCAAACGTGACATTCTCCAAGCCGGGTACTAGTGCCAACAAGTCCGGCTATATTTGGGTCGCCCCACTGGGCACCGCAATCCCCACCGACGCCACCACCGAACTGGACGCGGCGTTCGTTGGCCTTGGCTATCTGTCCGAAGACGGTCTGACCGAACCGGCATCCCTCTCCGCAGGAGACGATATTGTGGCCGCCGGTGGCGATACGGTCGCACAGGCTGACCCGACGTTCTCCAAGACGTGGACTGGTACTTGCATCGAAGCCCTGAACGAAGACCTGCTTAAGGTCGCATACGGTTCCGCCAACGTGACGGTCGAACAGGCGTCCTCGTCAAAGGATGGCTCTATCACCGTCAAGGAGCAGGCCGGTGAACTGGAGCATCACGTCATCGTCATCGACGAAATGCTGAAGGGCGGACGCAAGCGCCGCAACGTGATGGCCGACGCCACCTTCCTCATCACCGGCGACATCAGCCACGTGCATACGGCTCTCGTGAACTTCGAGTTCACCATCAACGCCTATCCGACCGCCGCCCAGCCCGCACAGACCCAGTACATCACCATCCCAAAAGCGTAAGCTCTCCGAATCCAACGCTGACAGTCACCGTATCCGACAGTACGGTGGCTGAAGGCGGAGCGATGTGGGTGGTCGGAGACTGGGGACAAGATTCGCCATGGTCACGCGATACCGGCGTGAAGATGGTCAAGGGTGATGATGATGTCTATACTGGCGAACTTTCCCTTCCGAAGGGCACCAAGTTCGACATCAAGATTCTGAAGTCAACGGTTTCCACGACGAGCGGCGGCGATAACACTTGGTCTGCGGTCAGGTATGCCAGCACTCTGAACACGTCCACCTCGCATGATTTCGGAGAGTTCACCGACAATCTGATTCCCAACGGCAACTTCGACGAAGGGCAGGTGAAATGGACGCCAGCGGAATGTATAGTACTTAATGCATCAGCCCCGGTTGATGGTGCAAATATGTTGGTTGTAGGCGGACCCGACTACAATGTCTCATGCGCTTCTGACGTGTTTGTTCTACCACCTAATCAGACATTGCGTCTTACCGGCTACATCAAAACTTTTCAACCCGGCATTGATGGCACTGTCGCAATGAAGGTTGTAACACCACAGCAGCAGACGCTATTCGAATTCAGCGTAAAAGGCTATGATGAAGATTCCGCCGACCATCCTGATGTTTGGACTCAGTTCAGCAAGACATTCAGAACCGCCGACGTGCCGACGGAATGCCAGATTGTGCTAACAAACACGCACACCAGTCAACCTTGGACGCGTCGCGCAGACTTCGACTCGCTCGGTCTCGTCAGTCCGTGACCAACATACCCCACGCCGACCACGGCGTGGGGTATCCTTATATAGAAAGACAACGAAAGGAAACCCAATGGCAAAACGCAAGCCTACCATCACCATCGAAGACTTCAACGACAATTGGGGCGACGCCTACGCGAAACTCCTCCGCAACCGCAAATTCCAACAGGCCATCCACTCCGAAAAAGTCGAAGACGGCGTGGAAACCATCTGGCTCGTAGACAAGCTCATGCGCGGCGTGCTGAAGGAAAACAAGTACGAAGCGGTCATGAATGTGTTCGACGATGACGTGCTCGACGCATGGGAATACTTGTCGGGAAAATTGCCAGCGCTTTTGGATTCACAGTCGAAAGACTGACCTACGCGATAAACCCCGACCAGTGGGACAGCCAAATCTTGGCCGACTTCGCAAGCCAATACGGCAGTCCAAGAAACTACACTCTTATAGAGAGAGCCAAACTCATAGGCACGTTCGGAGCGACGGCACGACTCTTGGACATCATCCAACAGTCAACACTCGCCCCCTACTCCGGCAAGGGCAGGAAGCCGAAAAGCGTGCTCCCAGCCAATCAGAAGAACACCAAAACGGAGGATTATGAACTAGATTCGATGAACACTGAAGACATCAACAAGGCGTTGGGTCTTCACCGAAAGGAACAATAGATGGCAAAGGGCAGCATCGCAACCGCATGGATACAAGTACTTCCATCGTTGGAAGGCTTGCATTCCGCACTTGTCAAGGCAAGCAAGGGCGCGGTGCTCACCCCCGCCGTCCAGCCGAAAATGTCAAGGTCGGCAAGCCGCATGTTCAAAAACAGCGGCACCGGCCTGTCGTCCATCTTCTCCGGCTCGTTCAATAAGAATCTCAACCTGCAAGGCGGCGTGAAAAACGCGCTCAACAGCGTGTTCGCCTCCTTTGGTGCAAGCGGACGGCGTTCCGCCAACGCTTTCGGCGCAGGCTTCGCGAACCTCGACCTCAACAAGTATCTGAACGCCGCCGCCGCCATCGCAGCGGTCGCATCGGTTGGCAAAGCCGTCAAAACCGTCACGTCCGACATCATCGAAATGGGCAACCAGTGGGGTCGGACCACCGCCATGCTGAAAAACGCGGTAGGCACCACCGGAGACTACACAAGCTCGTTCGAAACATCGCTGGGATACGCGAACGAGGTCGGCGTCACCACTGACGATTTTATCCAGTCGGCGGCACGTCTTCGCACGCTCGCGCCGGAAGTCGTGACCAATTACGGTGACGCGGCGAAATTCACCAGACTGCTCGACATGAACATGGTCAGCACCGGCGCGTCCACTCAGGAAGCGTCCAGTGCCATGCGGCAGATTACCCAAGCATTGGGCAAGGGCATCGTCAACGGCGACGAGTTGAACTCCATCATGGAGAACTCGCCGCAAATCGCACGAATGCTCGCCAAGCATCTCAACGCTTCCGTGGGCGAACTGAAACAGTTGGGCAAGGAAGGCAAAATCAGCGGTCAAGACCTCTACGATACGGTGCTTGAAAACGCTGACGCCATCGAAAAGCAGTTCTACGCCATGCCTGTTACGGCAGACCGCGCATGGAACAGCATCAAGAACACGGTCGGCGCAAGGTCGGCCGAAGCCGCAACCGCCATCTCCACCAATCTGGGCAAGGCGCTGACCGCCATCTCCAATTCGGGCATGGTGGACACGTTCGGCGAAATGCTCGCAGGATTCGTGCCATTGTCGAACGCGGCCGCCGAGTTGGCGACAACGTTCGTCAACCAGATTGCGCCAGCCGTCAACAATGCGTTCAACGTGCAGCAGGTCGAACAGTTCCTCGCCCCGTTGACGAATCTCATCAGCCTGAACTCGCAGAACGTCAACCTGCTATCCTCCTTGGTCGATATGCTGAACACGGTGGGTGTAGTCGGCGCCACCGCGTTCACACTCATGGTCGCCACGAACGACCGGTTCGCATCCAGTATCCCGTTCATCGGACGCGCGCTGGTTGGCGTGAAGAGCACGCTCATCAAACTTGGCTCCAGCTTCACTGACGTGTTCGGAGCGGCGGTGTCCGCATCGTCCGCGGTCATCGACAAGCTCGCGTCCATGGCCGACGCAATGTCGAAAACACTGTCCGAATCAACTAAAGCGCAGAACGCGCTCGGCAAGTTCAACGTCGCATTCGAAGACTTGGAGACGTACGCGTTCAGCTTCGGTGAGAAAGGCGCTGAAGGCTTCGAACTCATCCAGCAGGCCGCAACCAACCTGCGGAATGGTGTTGGACAGGCGTCCGAGAATGTGAAGCTTCTCCAAACCGGTTTGAACGCGATGGGAGCCGACGCGGAAGCGCTTCCCGAAGCGTTCCTCAAAGCGTTCGAAACGCTCGGCAAGGAAGTGGATGCCGCCGCACGGAAGAAGGCCCCATCCCTCATCCAAGCGTTCCATGACATTCGTGCCGCCGCCAACACCATCGTCGTGGGTTCGGACATCTACCGTTCGTTGGACACGGCCGGACAGAGCGCGGACATCTACCGTGACAAGCTCACGCAGGTGGGACGTGAGTTCAAGGAGCTTACCGGCCTCAAGATTCCCGACATGTTCCTCCCGTTGGTCGGTTCGGCCGTGTCCGCGTCCGACAGCATCATGCAGACGTTCGGCAACCTGAAAGCTGGATTGTCCAACTATGCGGCGAACACGGCTCAGCAGTGGGCGCCGGTCAAGGAGATTCTCACCGAAGCCTTCTCAAACGCAGCCGAATCCGTCAAGGCGAAGATTGAGGTCATGCGTGCCAGCGTCGAATCCGGCGTGCTCTCCATGGTCGAGAACGTGAAAGGCAAGGCGTCCGAGTTCAAGACGGTGTTCGGTGAGATGCTGGACACGACCAGCATCGGTGACACCATATCCAAGCTCGGGTCTGTGGTCAGCAATGGGCTTTCCACTGTCAAGGGCGCGCTCAAGTCGTTTGGTTCCGAAGCGGCGTCCATGTTGTCTGAGCCGTTCGACGGTCTTGCTGAAAAGATTTTCGGCTCGTTCAAGGGACAGAATCCGTTCGCGCCGTTGACGTCCGCAGCTAAGACTGTGAGCGCCGGACTCTCGGCCACGTTCGGCGGCGCCGTGTCGCGTCTTGCGGGACGGTTCAGCCCGTTGGCGTCCGCTGGAAAGGCAGCTTTCGCCACCATCGGCTCCGCCGCGTTGAAGGTGTCTTCCGGCGCGTTGAAGGGATTCGGCGTGGCCGTGAATGGAGTCGGCGCGGCAATCGGCAAGATTGGCGGCATCGCATCCCAGTTGGGCGTGACCGGCGCGATATTCACCGGCTTGACGACCGGCTTCCAGACCCTGTTCAAGCTCGACCCGTCCCAGATGGTTGGCAAGTTCGACGAATGGCAGAAAAGCCTCGACAATACGCTTACCGGCATCCAGACGAAACTGCCAGCAATGGCGAGCGCGTTCGCCTCTGCTCTCCCGCAGATGGTGGCGAGCGTCACCACGGCGCTGCCGGGCATCGCCAACGCGCTCATGAGCGTCGGGCAGACGCTCGCACCCGCGTTGATGACGATACTGCCGCAAATCACCAAAGCGTTCTCCGACATGTTCGACCAGCTGCCCGGCCTTATCGCCACGTACGGCCAGCCGATGCTGGAAGCGTTCGGCAGCCTGTTCGCCACACTCGCCGGACAGATTCCGTCGCTTATGACCTCGCTTGGTCAGGCGTTGATTACCGGCGTTCAGGTCGCGTTCAGCGCCATAAGCGACAATAGTGCGGCGGTGGCTGGGTTCATCAGCGGATTCGGCGCGTCCTTGGCTTCCGGCATTCAAACGTTGGGCGCCACCGTTGTGGCCGCGCTCCCGTCCATCGGACAGAGCATCGCCACCGCGCTGCCGACGCTGATTCCGGCGTTGATGTCAGCTATCACCAGCGTGATAACCTCATTGGCTGCAGCATTGCCGGGCATCGCCGTCGCCATCATCAACCAGCTGCCCGCAATCATCGGCGGTTTGGCTACCGGTATTGTCAACGGCCTGCCGACACTGATTAGCGCCTTCATCAGCGTTGCAACCAGCATCGCAGCGAACTTCCCACGCATTTTCATGGCCGTCGCGCTCGCTGTCCCTGCGATTATCGGGAACATCGCCCGACCGTTCGCCGGATTGGGTGGCCGTATCCTCGGCTTTATCAGAGGCATTCCGGGCCAAATCATGGGTCTGTTCGCCGATGCCGGCTCGTGGCTGGTCGATTCCGGCGCCGCGTTGATGAACGGTTTCAAACAGGGTATCGTCAACGCGGTCGAAAGCGTGAAAAGCGCGGTGAAGGGCGCGTTGCAGAAGGTGCGAGACTTCTTCCCGTTCTCTCCTGCTAAGGTCGGCCCGTTCTCCGGCTCCGGCTATACCAGCGTGTCAGGCGAGCATCTTATGCGCGACTTCGGAAAGGCCATCGGCGCCCAAGGAGCGTTCGTACGCGGTCAGGTCGATGGTGTGCTCGGCTCCTTGGATTTCGACCAGATTGACGCGGCCAATCTTGGCATGGTGTCGGCGCCGCAGCTTAAAGACTATACTGGAATGGTGTCGGCTGGCGACCAGCGGTATGCTGGCGGCGTCCACATCGACAATGTGGTTGCAAGCCCGTTAAGCGACGTGGAACTCGTGGCCCGCCGATTCGGATACGCTTTGAACAATGAGATGATTGGAAGTGTCAGACCTTGAGCACGATAACCGTCACCGTGGGTGACATCACGCTTTACGGCGACGCCGGACACGAGTTCACACTGGTGTCCATGAGCGGTTTCGACGATTTGCCGTCAGCCAAGACCGAACAGGATTCTTGGGCTAGGGCTGACGGCAACGCCATTCCCGGCACGACATATTATGACGGGCGCACCATCACCATCAACGGATACTATGCGACCAGTACGGTCGAAGGCACCGACGAGATGATGCGCCGTCTCCGCGGCATGGCCGGACGGTTGGTTCCCGTCACCGTGCAGAAGGGCGCTGGAATCGCATTGTCATGCGATGCGGAACTCAGGTCGATGACCGTGGACGAATACCGGTATCGTGGCAAGGCCGCGTTCCAGATTGGATTGCTTGCGCCATCCCCCTACCTGTATGGGCCATTGCGTTCGCAGACGGTAGGCGTGCCGACAGACGGCGAAGGCATCACCGACCCGCTGCTCGACCCGTTAGCGGAAGGCGAGGTCGGCAATCCGGGACGTGTCGCCATCACCGGAAGCGGTTTCGCACCAACGCATCTTGTCGTGAAGATCAGAGGCGGACTATCCGAAGGTGTGCGCATCCACTGCGTCGAAACCGGCGAAGCAATCGAATTTCACCGTCAAATCAACCCGGACGAGACGATGGTGTTCGACTTCGACGACGAGCGTGTGCTGTTCCAGAACCAGTCGGATTTGAGCATGTTCCTCACCGAAGAGAACTGGTTCCGTCCTTCGGGCGATGCGACGATACAGTTCACGCCGTTGGGCGTGCAGTCGGGCGAGCCGACGATGACGGTCGAATGGAATGAGGCTTGGCGGTGAAAATCTATCTCGCAGACCTGCTGACCGGACGCCGCATCATCCCATTGCCGCACACGTCGGCGGAATGGGAGATGAAACTGAACGATACTGATTCGCTCACCGTCAAAGTGCCCATCTACGCTTCGTCCGGCGACACGCGCGTTCAATATATTGCGAACGATGCGCGACTGTTGGATTTGAGGAACACCGCGGCCATCGGCAAGACCGTCATGGTCGCGGAAGACGACGGGCTGACGGTCGGCGGAGTGCTCATGCGCCGTGACTATGACGCCGATACTGGTATCCTCACCTTGGTCGCTTCAGGCATGTGGACGTATTTTGACCATCGTACGATTCTTCCAGCGAAGGCGATGGGTAAAAGCCTCATCAAGTCGGATGGTTCGCCAGACCCCCAATACGACACGCACTACAAGAACGTCACATGGAACACGGTCGCACGCAATCTCGTCGAACAGGCGATGAGCTGGCCCCACAGCAACGTGCCGGTCGTGTTGGAGGCCGCGGAAACCGGCAAGTCCGAAGCGAACTATCAGGCCGTAGACCTCAACTATGTTGGCGAGGTGCTGACGAACATCACGAACTATCAGAACGGCTGCGACATCGGATTCTTCCCAGCGCGCACGGCTGACGGATTAGGGTATGAGTGGCACATGAAGACCGGCCATCCGCTGCTTGGCGGCGAAACCCACTATTTCAGCGCGTCCGCCATGCAGCCGGGCATCGCATCCCTGTCCGCAACGGATGATGGCGACAAGCTCGCCTCATTGCAATGGTTCACGTCCGGCAAGTCGGACGATAAGACGCTCGTCGTGTCGGCCTACACGGACATTCTGGAAAAGGCCGGTGCGCCGATTTGGGAGAGCGTGGATTCAAGCCATTCGACAGTGAAACTACAGAACACGCTTCAGGCGTATGCGAACGAGGCTGCCGCCGTCTACTGGCAGCCGGTATCGTCCACTGAGGCGAAAGTGCATCGCGGATACCTGCATTCCGTGAATCAGACGCTCGCCAACTATACGGTGGGCGATTACATTCGGTTCACGACGAAGGGCGACTGGTATTATGTGGATGGCGCGCATACGCGGCGCATCACCGGAATCAAAGCCGATGAAAGCTCGAATTGGATTACGTTCACGTTGGGTGACGTGTTCGACGGTGTGAAAGTGACGGTGGAATAATGGAAATCGTAGTACATCAAGGCGAATCGGCGGACGGCACCCCATTGGACGCCGATGACGTTCTCGACGTGAAGAATCCGGCTCAGGCGACCAACAAGCTCGTAGCCACCCTGAACGAGTATGGTCGTCGGTTGCGCGAATTGGAAAAACCTTCCGGCTCGCAGTTGACTCAGGCGATTCAGAAAGTGCTGGACATCAGCGCGAACATCGACCAGACGGTCGCAGCGTCCATCAACAGAAACTCATATGACCGCGCGACCATCGACCAGAAGTGCAATACGTGGAATTGGGGCGTATTGTCTACCGACCGTGGCGGCACGAATACGACGAACGCCTACAATAACCTGTTCACGGTCGGCCCATGGCGTGCGGTGTGGGCGTTGTCTGACGGCACGATGGGCACGTCGCAGTCCAGCCGCAAGGTGAAGCAGGATTTCATCAAGCCGGACATCACGTTGGAGCAGATGCGCGCCGTGGATTGGACGCTCTACCGTTTCATTGACGACGTGAACCGGAACGGCGACAGCGCGACAATCCATGTCGGCATGATTGCCGAAGAGTTGGATGACAACGGTTTGGGGCAGTTTGTTGAGTATAATGATGACTACGAGCCTGTCGGCATTAACTATCCGATGCTGGGCGTGTGGGCGATACACGAAGCCCATCTCGCCCATGACCGTATCGACCGGCTTGAGGAACGTTTGAAAGCGTTGGAAGGAAAGATTGATAATGGTATTGAGGAATAGTCTGTTCGCGGTGTCCGGCAAGGCGTCGTTTATGGATGCTCGCCGTGACATGAGCGGCCTGTTCGTCTGCGATAAGACCACGATGCTGCCGATTGCCGGCATTCTCGACCGTTCGCAGGATAACCTCGTCACCGGCAACAGCAATTCCATGAGCGTGACGGTGCATCCGTTCAACGCCGTGCTGAACCGTTACGGCGCGCTGCTTATCCAGAACGACGGAAACGTGAACGTGCCGCTGAATGCGGCCCCGTCAGCTAATTCGCGTATCGACGTCGTGTATGTGAAGCAGAACGAGACGCGCTCGCCAATGTCGGACAGTTCGGACGTTCCAGAGTTTGGCGTGGTGAATGGCACGGCCGCCGCCGTGCCGGTAGCACCGGCTGTTCCGGATGGTGCTTTGGCTTTGGCGCAGGTGCTGCTTCCGGCTGGCGTGTCGAATACGGCCGCAGCTGGCGTGGTCATCGCGCAGACGTATATCGGCGCCGCGATGAAGGGTGACATGCTGCTGGTGCAGACTTCAGACCAGCGTGATGCCATGACCGGCGTGCCGGAAGGCACGCTGCTGCATAATGTGGCCGATGGTTGTGATTATGTCAGGAAAGGCGATAAGTGGCGTGGGTGGAACATGCCATGGAGAGACATCCACTTGAACAATCATGTCGTCCACATGTGGGCGAGTTGTGGCACCGCGCATATCAACCTGACGACAGCCAATGTGAATCTGACGGGTTGGGGAAGCAATGTCACTGTAGCGCAGGTCAACAATTCCAGCTTCTACCCCGCGGTGAAAGCAGACATTTATGCTCCCACGAGGGATTCATATTACCCGACCGCGCTCAGCGTGGGTACGGACGGCAAGGTCAATGCCGGGTATGCTGGCGGTACCGCCGGAAACCGTATCGTGTCCACCACACTAACTTACAATATCGGCTAAGACCATCCATCCCATGCACTACCATACTCCGGTCACGCCGGAGTAATGGTGGTGCATGTTTTGCCTCACGCTGGAAGTTAATCGCAATTATCAGCTAGAATAGTGCCATATGAGCACTGACATCATCGTCGCCCTAGTGACCGGACTATGCGCCATCGTGGTCGCAGCGGTCACTTGGGCACAAAACAGACGCGGCGACCTGAGCGAAGCCTACCGGCGCCTCTCAGAAGCCCAATTGAACATGCAGCAGGAAATCGACCGACAGGACGAGAAGCTTGCCGAGTTCATTCAGGAACGCGACCAGCTCCGCTATCAGGACGATTTGAAAACCTCCTACATTCGGGCGATAGGACATTGGCTTGGCGAACTCTGTAAAGTTCTCGACCCTGAGTTTCTGGAACGGTATCCGAAGCCAAGACTCCCCGACGGGCTAAGGAGTACAATAGAACCGTTGGAAAACGACAACAGTAAGGAGCAGAATATTGTTCACTAGGGATTTTTGGGTTGACACGTTTGAGCGTGCAATCCGCACCGCATGTCAGGCGGCATTGTCGGCTGGCGTGGTTGGCGGCGTCGGCCTGTTCCAAGTGGATTGGCTGAACGTTGCTGGTATCGCGCTTGTCGCAGCCGTCGCGTCCGTGTTGACGTGCGTTGCATCTTCAGGCAAGACGGATGCTATCAGTCCGGCTTCGCTCGCCACTCCATCCAAGAGTCTGGTGACTGGCAAGCATATTGCTTGCAATGAAACGGAGGTTTCCGAATAATGAGGTTTGTGGATATTAGCAATTGGAAAGCTGACGTTGACGTTTCCAAGATTGACGCCGATGGCGTCGTGGTGCAGTGCACTTGGGGTGCCGGAGAGTTGACAACCGACAATGGCATCGTCGAATCCGTGTGGACTGGTGCGGATGCGAAGATTCAGGCCGCTGCCAAGCGTGGCCTTGCAGTCGGATATATGCATTACATTCGTGGCGTGAACGCTTCCGAGGAGGCGTATTTCTTCGCCAAGAGCACCGAAGGCTATCTGAAGAAGTTCGTGCCGTGCGTTGACTGGGAGCAGGCCGACAATGCCGCTTGGGGCGACCGCGCATATCTGGACGAGTTTCTATACCAGTATATTCGACTGACCGGTGTGAAGCCGCTCGTGTATGCGCAGCGTTCCGAAATCCCGTTCATCAAGGACATTTGCACCAAGCATGATTGCGGTATTTGGGAGGCGTGTTACGCTTCCATGGATGCGGTCGGCTGGCAGGATGCCGATTCCATTTGGTCGTATGTGGCGTATCCGATGCGCCAGTACACGTCCAACGGTCATATTGGCGGTTATGCCGGTTCGCTTGATTTGAACTATTTCGCTGGCGATAAGGCCGCTTGGGATAAGTATGCTGGCGTTGGTGCGAACACTCCGGTGAATCCTGCTCCGGTGCCGGTGGTTTCCCCGGCTCCGACTGTGATTGCCACCTCGTATGAGGTTGCGGTGGACGAGTTGAACGTGCGTACCGAACCGTCTCTGAAGGGGCGGGTTGTCGCCAGTTACAGTCGCGGCGAGAAGGTCGTGCTGGACGGTTGGGGTACTTATGCTGACGGCTTCCTGTGGGGGCGTTATATTGGTGCTTCTTCGGGCCAGCCGAGGTATGTCGCCATCGGCACTGATTCCGGCAGCGACTGGTATTTGACAATGTGTCGTTAGCCTGATACAATGAGGACTGTTGGAAGTTTTTCCAGCAGCCCTCCTTTGGTTTCTCCCCAGCCCCCGCACGGTTCATGCGGGGGCTTCTCTTTTTAGTCATACAACCATATGCAAGCCACTATCGCTAGGGCAGCTACAGCAACATATGCGATGAAGATGCGGTCGCTCCATGCGTCGCAAACCAACATTATGGCCGCGACAAGCCCAAGCAGGATGGTGGTGCAGATGATGAGTTTCAGGATTTCCATATCAAAGCTTCCCGCTTCTCTCGTTCAACCACGACCGCGCAACCTCCAACATTTCGTACAATATCCGTTGAGCAGGTACATTTCTTTCGTGGTGAGTTTTTTCAGGCAATGCTTGCATAGCGTCGGGTCGAGGTGGGCTAGTCCTCTAATAACACTCATCGGGATACTCCAATCCTTCCTGTCCGTCTTCGTCCGTCAATGCCGAATCGATTTCCCGTTTGCAGGTTTCGCACAGCATTTCCGGATACCATTCCTCTAACGTCATGTCTCGACCACAGTCGAGGCATTGTCTTGGTGATTTCACGTCACACCTCCACCGCTGGCTGCGGCGCCTTCTGATGCTGATAGTGGCCGACCATGCCGTACGGTTTCACCGCCGCATCGTTCAAGTATTCGAACGAGACTTGGCCGATTCGCATGCCGGGCGTCAGCATGATGGGGAAACTGTTTTCGTTCTTCAGTTCGACGGTGATGGTGCCGATGAATCCGGCGTCGATGAATCCTGCTGTCACGTGCGTGCAGAGTCCGAGTCGGCCAAGACTGCTTTTTCCGTCGAACCGTGCCATCATATTGTCCGGTAGGCTGATTTTCTCCACTGTGGCGCCTAGTACGAACTGTCCGGGCTGTAGCATGTAGTGTCCGTTGATTCTGACGGTTTCTATGTGGACGCCATGTAACGTGTGGTTGCTACCGTCTGCGTAACCTTCTTTCGCGTCCATGGTGTAGATGGCGATGGTGTCCTGCAAGGTCACGTCATACGAGTTGGGATTCAACTGTTTTTCCGTGTATGGCAGGATGAGGTCCTGATGGTCCACGCACTGTTCGATGGTGATGTCGTTCAGCATTTTTCTTTCTCCTTATTCGTCGCAAAGGCGCTGCAACAGTTCCTTGTCGCTTATCGGTTTGATTTCATACAGGTACATTGCGCAGGCGGATGGGTTTTCCATCTTCGCTTCTGCTGGGAACCGTTCTTTGAGTTCCTGCACGGTCGTGTCGGTCAGCTTGGCGAACATGCTCCATGTCCAAGGGCTGGCCTCATAGTCGCCGAACGGGATTTCCGAGAGGATGATGGCGTTGCCGACGTGTACTCCGGTGGGGGCGTCGGAGAATACGAAGGCCACAGTCTCGTATGGCGATTGGGTTTCGCGGAGGATGAAGCTTGTCTCCCCGGATTCTATCTTCCGCCACTCCTCGCGACCTACTGTTAGTCGCGTCACATTGCGGTTGTCACTAGTCATTGTTCTTCCTTTCCTGCATGAACGCGAGCGCCATTACAAGGTAGGCGATGGCGTCCATGTATGAGTCTTCCTTGCTTTGGTCGTATTTGATGCGTTCGATTTTCAGTTCGGCCATCATGATGGCGACATCCACTTCCGCATCGTCGCAGTCGAACCATCGTTTGGAAATGTTCTGGAACATGATGCGCGGATTGCCGTATTCTTCGGCCTTCTCCCCGTTGAGCATGTTTTCCACATGGTAGAGGTTGTCGGCGATGCGCGTGTAGATGCTTGGCTCAATGTTTTCGAGCGCGTTTTTCACGGTCGGCGGCTCCGGTGGGTCGAGGATTATGCCGCTCAGGGTTTTCGCCGCTTTGGTGGGAATCGCCTTGTTGACGCCTTCCATCACCTCATCCCAATTGCTTTTCCTTGATGATGTCATCGAGTGTTTTCCTTCCTTCTATCACGTCCATAACCTTGCGGTTCCATGGCGTGTCCGGCACGAGTATGCGCTGCCGTCCCTGATAGGGACTGCCACGTCGCACCAGTCTCCTGTTGGCCTGCTCCCAGTCGGCGTATGTCCATGGCAGGTCGAGCCATATCTGGTCTTTCATAAGACGCTGCAGGCCGTCCACGCCGGTGCCCATTGATTGCGGGTTGGCGACTATGAGCCGATACCTTCCACGTTCTTGGTCGGTCATGGCGAGGAATGTCTTCGCATCGGTGCATGGCGTCCAAGTACGGTAGATTTCGTCTCTTACCGCTTTGAACCGCGTCCATACGAGCAGTGGCGTCTGGTCTTCGCGTCTCTTGGCTTCACTATATACCGTTTCGAGTTTGGACACGCCGAACCAGTAGGATTCTCCCCGGTCTTCGGTCTTGTAGGCGAAGCCGTCATCGAGTTGGGCGAGTTTGACCGCTGCGGCGCTCGCGCTTGCCGCGTACACGTCTTCGGCCAATTGGTGGGTGTGCGTCCACTGTTCCAGCGCCATATCCTCCTGTTCGGTTTTCGACGATGGGAGCCATTCGACTTGCGGCAGCGGGTTGCCGCCGCGCCGTATGTCCAATACGAGTTTCTGCAGTTGTCGGCATGCTTCCTCGACCATGGGGTGGGAATACGTGTATTTGACCACTGTACGCCCTTGCACGCTCATCGTGTATGGTTTACCGTATCGCATCCTGAAAGCCCCTAGAGTGCGCCAAGAATCACCTAATAGGGCCATCCTGTCCTTGGCGTGCGGGTACATGACCACGGTCTGCCCGTATAGGTCTTCCAAATCCTTCGGAGCGGGCGTGCCGGTCAGCATCAGCACGTCCTTGGCAAGGTCGCTGATGCCCTTCACGACTTTGGAACGTCCGCTCCTAGGATTCTTCACCATATGGCTTTCATCTACGATGAGACTGAAACCGTCCGGCACTTCTCCCAGCTTTGCGGCCATATTGTAGGACACCACGAGGAAACGATAGTCTTCCGTCCAACCATGCTTCCGGTAGTCTTCGATGGTCAACGCCTTGCCATGTGACCATTGGCTGATTTGCGGCAACCACGCGGTCTTCACGACGCTTGCCGGACAGATGACGAGGATATGCTCCGCATCGTCCAGCAGGTCCATGCTGCGTTTCGTCTTGCCTGTCCCGGCCTCGTCGAAGATGAAAGCCCTCACTGTTTCTCCTTCCCGTGCTCGGCTTCCCATGCTGCTATGCGCTCGCGTCCTTCCGGCGTTTTACGCCATCTGCGCCAAGTCTGATAGCAGACGCCATGTTCGGCCTTGAATTTCTCCTGCCATTTGCGGCATGCGTCTCTGCTTTCCTCACGATGCTGTTTACGGTATCGCACCCAATAGTCGAGCATTTTCTCGTGGTTTTCGTTCATCCACTTCTTTTTCAGCTTCCGCTTATGCTCCGCCTTTTCGGGCGTCATGTCGGCGTAGCGGGTTACTGTGTTCTTTTTTCTGGCGGGCGGCATCGGCTTGGGCTGGCGCATCTTCTCGATGTCAGCCCAAGCGTCGCCGTCAAGCCATTCGGATACGCTACTCTTCATCATGTCCACCGGAATGGTTGATGAGGTCGATGATGCCTTTGACCACACCGATGAGGATAAGGATGGCCGCCGTGATGCCAAGCACGGACATGAGGATGGCGAGCATGTACAGGCAGTTCATCATCAGCTCATGCATTTTCTCTTCTCCTTCACCACGCTGAGGCGCGTGGTCGTAAATGTTTTCTTGAATGGGCCCAGGTCGGCCGGATGCTGGCTGAAATACGCTTTGTAGTCGGTGGTGGTGCGCGTGGTTTCCGCCAGTCTTGCGACATGCCCATTGCAGTATACTCGTTCGCCGGGGTGTTCGCCCAGCCATGTGGTGAGCTTTTCCTTCAGCATGTCGTACCGGTCTTCTGCCTCCAACAGTTCGGCCAACAGCTGCCATCCGTCATCGTCCACGTCCGTGGGCTGTTCCGCACGCTCGTATTCCGTCGCATACTTTTCCAGTGCGCCCACGTCCATCACGTCTGGGACGATTGCGATGTCAAGCGTCTCCTTGATTCGTTCAGTGATGTATTCGGCGTCCAAAGTCTCCCATGACGGGGGGCGTTGCGCGTAGATGATTTCCGCATGCTCAGTGTCCATCATGCGGGCTTCTATCTGCGCTTGGGCCGAATATTGGTTGTGCTGTTCTGTGGTGAGGAACGCGTAGGATGGTTTGCTTCCCGTCTTCACTTCGACGGTGTGCAGGATTCCCCCATAGTCACGGTATGCGGCGTCAAGCGAGACGTGCAGGCGCCCGTCCGTGTAGAAGCTGTTGTCATACCATGCGAGCTGTCCGTTCTCCAAACGGTCTACCGGAGTGTTCTTGGCGACGATGGCGAGCTGTAGGTGTTCCGCATACAGTTTGACGAGCATTGGCTCCCAAATGCTGCCGAACCGCAATGCCGACTGTACGGCCGGAATGTCCGGCGGCGGGGATGGTAGTTGTCCGGTGGCGATGAAATGCGCGAGACTGGACGCGCCTATCGTTTCCTCACGGGCTTTGAGCCATGTTTCACGGTCTTGGAATACCCGGTATGTCAGATTTCTTTCGTCCATCTCATTTTCCCTTCCGAATCGACTACAAGGATGTAGTGGTACATGTTCGTCAAATCAACCCAGTTTTTGTAAAACAGCAGGGTGTCCACGGCTTTCATGCCGTATAGGAGCATGACGTTCGCATTATGCTCGGCGAGCGCTTTGAGTTCGCGGCATTGGTCTGGACTTGGCCTTCCTACCGTACGTTTCAGTTCGATGAACCACACGTTGCCGAGCGTGTCAACGGCGGTCACGTCGGGGAATCCGTTGCGTGAGCGTCCTTCGGTTTTCTGCACGTACCATCCTTGCTGTTCCAATATTCTGATGAGACGGTTCTGGATGGCCGACTCCAATGGTTCCTGTCTGTGGTTATTCAGTTTCGGCATCGGCGTCCTCCCTGACTCTGACCGCGCTGACCCATACCGCGTATGTTCCGTCCGGCTTGCGACGTGTGACCGCAGCGTAATCGACGTTTGGTTCCGTCCATGATGTGAGATGTTTGCGGATATTGTAGGCGGTGGCGTTCGCGGTGGTGCGTTTCTTGTATGAGCGGTATTCGGCCCATTTGCCTAGATTGAGTTTGAGCATCGCATTGAACACGGTGTCTACCCGACTATTGGAGGGGGGGGTGGTTAGGAATTTCGTCATTTGTTCTCCTTCGGTTTGAAATATGCGGGCATGATTGACTTCGGCAGGATTCTGCCTTCACGCTCCAACCGTTTCGCATGTGGGAACAGCCAGCCGCGGGACACTCCAAGCGCCTTCGCGGCTTGGCTGATGTTCATGCACGTTGTGAGCGCGTCAATCAGCGTGTCGTCACTGTAGTGGATTGGCGCGTTCATGGCCGGCTAGAACTCCGGTTCCGGTTCCCCGGCGCCCTCGTCCTCGACGGTCAGCTGGGTGTACACGCCGAACTTGTGGGGGGCGGGGGTATTGTTCTTTTCGACTCGCAGCAGCTGCACGCCGGTCAGGAAGTAGGCGAGACGTCCTTCCTTCGTGCTGCCGATTTTGAACGCGACGTTGGCGAGCGTGCCATCTCCCGGTTCTTCGGTCAGTTCGACATCATTGGCGTTTTGGTCAACGATGCTGGGCTTCCACTTGGACGATAGGTTGACGAGCCACTTGCCGCGCTGCGGCTGGGTTCCATCCTTGAGGGTCACAAGGTCGCCATCCTTGTAACGCAGGTTGTCACCATTGGCACGCACGCCCAACTGTTTCGCGGATGCGACGAGTTCCTTATGCACGTCGCCATTCTTCGGGAACGCGAGCTGCAGTTGGTAGTTCGGTTCGATTCCGCGCTGTTTCGCAGAGTCGGACTGATACTTGTCTTTGATGTGGACGAATCGGATTTCGCCTACCGCTTCGATTTCGAGCATGTTGTTTGCCATTGTTTTTCCTTTCGGTTTTTAGTTGAATTCTTCCGTGAGGGCGGGGCGGGGGAGGGGGGTGGCTGTTTTTCCGTCGTCGTCCATCACTGTTGTGAGTCCAAGCAGGTGGATTAGCCCGTAGCGCCTGTAGTAGGTTTCGAAGCTACCTACCTGTTGTGCCGCGGCCGCCGGATACGTGTAGCTGCTGCTGACCGCCTCGCCATGCTTCACCATGTCCATGAGGTTATCGTACTCATGCGCGGACTCGTAGACGGCTACGGTCAGAGTGTTGTAGACGGTTGGCATGTCCGTGTCGGCGCCGACTATCTCGCTTGAGCATACGGCCGTCCAGCCTAAGCCGTGTTCCGCCATGCTGTTCTTAACCAACTGCCAAATGTCGTTAAGCGTGGCGTACTTGTATCCGTATCCTTCGGTGGTGCGTTTCACCGCTTCGACCGACTGTTGTACTTCGGCAATTAGGCTTAGCACGTCATATCGTTTGTCAATCGCCATTGTTCCTCCTTTTTTCGAGTTCGTTTTCGATTAGCGTTTCGTTTATGGCGAGCCGGTATGCGCGTTCCACTATGTCGTCGTAGTCGCGCTGGGTGTGGGGGGTGTGTTCATGAATTGCGAGTTCGGCTATAACCGCAAGGCTTTCGCCTGTCGGGTTCGCCTTGTACGCGTCTATGCGGCTTTGCCATATGTCGTGTCGTCCTTGCAGCCATGCTTCAAGCGCACACTGATAGTCTTTGGCTGTGTATGGGGCCGCGGTATCATACACGATTATGTCGCTCACCACGTCGATTCCCGCGTTGAGCGCCCTATCGGATAGACATGTCAAGTATGTTTCGACTCTATTGGGAAAGTATTCTGACGGTTTCATTGTTTTACCTCATTTCTTTGGTTTCATTGTTTATTATATCAGGGCGTGTCTCACGACACGCCCGAAAAAATTCGTTTTCGATAAACGTTTCGTCTATGACATGCCATATCGCATTACGTCACCGGTATCGACGGTTTCCACCTGGAATCCCGCGCCGGTTTCCCAGCCGGAACCGGCCGGCAATACGGTTGACGCGATAAAAATAATCGTCATGCAGATTATTGCGACGATGATTACCTGATTTCTGTTCATCATTCACTATCCTTTTCGATTCTGTTAATCTTGCGGCACGTCCCCTTGGATGGATTGGCACCACTCACTGTGTGGGGGGGCTCATCTATCCATCTCATGACGGGAACCGCCATCGAACTTTGCGCGAAATCAGGCTTCAATCAGCTCGTACCTGCCTCCGGCCTCTTCGTCGAAAGCACCCAGCTTAAACCCGTAGTCGGCAAGCAATTTGTTTGCCGCGGCCTCCCACTCTTCTTCGTCCCCCCCGTACACGCCTTCGATTTTTTCGGCGTCGTAGTTGAGGTTTCCATCCTCTGGGTCAATCTGCCAATTGAGCTCATATCCCATCCAAATGCCGTTGCCGGTGTTGGCATCGGCTATGAGAAGCGTATCGCATGCGTCGTTCTGGCAGATGGCGATTGGCTTGACGGTGATGGTCTTGTTGGTGTTGATGTCAATTGCGGTAGTCATTGTATTTGCCCTTTCTTGTTTGGTTGATGATTATGATATTACTCTTGGTTATGGCACGACACGCCGAGAGCATGAAAAAAGGCGGCACGCCTAGGACATGCCGCCAATCGCATTTTCGCCGTCGCCCCGGCACGGGTGATGCTACCGCTAGCAGAGGGTGGTGCGCATCCTTGGAGAGGCGTTCCGCTACACAACCGCCTATTATATCAGGCGTGTCGATCGGCGTGCCGCATTGCGCGCACCACTCGTCTTCGTCGTCGAAGTCGCCAACGTTGTAGACGCGACGCATTCCATCACCATTGACGAAGCGCACGTAGAACTCGTCGCCAATTGCCACGCATTGCGTGTCGCCGTCGGGCCATTTGTCGCGATACGCCTTGAAGAGGCGTTGCGCGTTGCCGTCGCGCTCAATCCATTCAGCATACGGCTCCCCGCCCATGATTGTGATTCCATTAGCCATCGTAATCAACTCCCTTAATAGTATGGCTTATATGTTTCGTGCCCTTGCGGGACTTGCACCCGCAAGTATGCTGTTAGGGCTAGTCGGTCAATGCGGCTATTATGTTCACCGTTTCGGCGTCGGTCGCGTCCTTGCGGATTATTGCCGTCACGGCCGGCGTGTCGATATAGACGATGTAGTCGGCGAGCGGCACCAATCGTACTGTAATGTCGCCCTTGGTTGCGTTGATGTTGCCGTTGCCGACGGTTTCCAGTTCGTACCCGCGTGCTTTCATCTGATTGATGAATGTTTGCCTTTCCATTGTTACCTCCTTGGTTGATACCTTTAATATACCACGACGGTATATCGTTGTCAATGTCGGCGTGTCGTATTGGCGGGGGGCGGGGGGGGGTTACATCTTGTGCATGATGTAGAGATTACGGTAATGGGTGACGCCGCCGTTATCCACCGTCTTTTCGCCGTAGACTTTATCCCTCAACCAATCGAGATGAATGCCGCGGAAAACTGAATCAGTCTGCGCTAAGAACTCTTTAACATGCCTCAATGTGGTGGCGCTTAGCACGTCCATGTTGACGGCCACATCGAAAATTGCCGGATACGCGCCGATTGACGTAATCGGCTTGACAACACACACCGTAGTGCCGTATGACTTGAGCACGTAGCTCATGCCGTCGCGTCCGGCGTCCCACATCTCTACAATGGCCTTGCGGTAAAAAGACTGTTGGGCAGTGTTAAGGGATTGTAGCTCGTAGCTCCCAATGTAACGCATTACTATCACCTCTTGTGTAGTGGTTTGTTTGATGGCTCTATCATATCAAGTGTTAACTAACGGGTCAAGTCGGCGTGTCGCAATTTGTCGCAACGGCTGACTTGCTTGATGGACCCCCCCCCTAATAGACCCCCCCCTAATGCC